TCCGGAATAAATATTTTGGGGGAAACTGGCGGGAACCAGCCCGAATCACCGCAGGTCATGGCGCATTTGCCAAGATTAGAAACGGTTGGCGTTAACCAGGCGTCGTACGGTTTGGGTGTCGCCGCATGGGCTGAATCTCATATGGGTTTGGTGTTGATGGATTGGCAAAAGCATGTGCTGTGTGGTCAGCTGGCGCATGACGATACCGGCGCACTTCAGTTTCGAGAGGCGTGTGTTAGTACGGCCCGCCAAAACGGTAAAAGCCAGGGCGGGTTGTGTCCGTTAATTGGTTGGTGGCTTACGGACTTTGCAGCTATGCGAGGCAAACCGCAAAGCGTGTTATCTGTGGCAAACAAACTAGATAGGGCTGAAGCAATCTTTGGGATTATTGCGCCAATACTTGTGGACAAATTCGGCGGTAAGGCAGCTAACGCTATGGGCCGTAAGTCTGTCAAAATGCCTGACGGGTCTACGTGGGAAGTCAGGGCGGCGACACCAAACCTGCACGGCGGTTCCCATGACCTAATTGTCATTGACGAATTGTGGAACATTTCTAGCGAGGTTGTGGATACGGCGTTGAGGCCGTCGCAGATTGCGAGACAAAACCCTTTGCTGTCTATGTGGTCGACGGCGGGCGACGAATCCAGCGTGTGCATGATTCAGATACGGGAAACAGCGTTAGCGGAAATAGACAACGGTGAAACGGGCCAGGTGTATTTTGCGGAATACAGCATGGCGCCTGGCGCTGACCCTCGACTAGAAAAAAACTGGTTGGCGGCTAACCCTGCCATGGGTGTAACGGTGACTGTGGAAGCGTTGCGGGCCGTATCTAAAAAAGACAGCTTCCTACGGGCGCATTTAAATTTATGGGTGTCTGCTAGGGGTGCTTGGCTACCTGTCGGGCTGTGGGACAAACAGACCACGGACCTACCTATGCCCGCTGGCGGTGTGTTAGCGGTTGACACAGATTTAGCAGACGGACGATATGTGGGTGTGCGGTCTGTTGTCCACGAATCCAAAGCGCATGTGATAGTGGAATTTATGGTTGATACTGAGGACGCCTGTTGGACAGAAATTGGGCGTGTCATGGCAGACACCCAAACGGCCTTAGTTATAACACCGTCGCTGCATTTGCATTTGCCAACAATTTTGGAAAGGCGCACGACAACTATTGGTTACGGCGAATTGCTTAAATATTCTGGGCTAATACAAAAAATGGTTATTGAGGGCAAGGTGCGTCACCGTGGCGAGTTGGCTTTGGCTGAACATGTCAACCGTGCTGTTCTAACTAAGACGGGTTCCGGTGTAGTGCTGTCGTCACAGAAGTCGCCAGGGCCAATTGAGTTAGCCCGCTGTATGGTTTGGGCGATAGCGGAATCGTCACGGCCTAAAGTTGTGGGTAAACCGATGTTTGCTGTCTCACGGACACCGTGACGGCGGGTTGCGCTAAAGTTTGGCTAGCCCTTGCCTGACGTCGGGTCGGGCAGGGGCAACCCCCGCAAAGGAAAACGACATGGGATTATTTAGTAGCAAAGTAACTAAAGCGGCGATTAGTCCCAACCCTGAAGTTCAAGCTGCTATTGGTGGCGGATATTCCAGCCAGGTTGCAGGCCCTAATTTGATTGGCGAATTTTGGTCATATCAGGCTGGCGCTTTGCGTAACCGTGCAATGAGTGTTGCGTCTATCTCTCGAAGTCGTGACCTGATGGCGTCCGTCTTGGCGACCATGGAATTAAAGATGTGTTCCGAAATGTGGAACGGCGAGGAAATGGAAGAAATCCCATTAGCGCCTAGAAGCTGGTTGCGCCAGCTTGACCCTGAAATGCCAAACAACTTCCTATTCCCATGGGTATTTGACGATTTATTTTTTTTCGGGCGTTGCATGCTTTTTATCACCAGCCGCACTAAAGACGGCTATATGGCGTCAGCAACCCGTTTGCCCCAGGGTTCAATTACGACGCCCGACCAGGTTCCGCCCGTCTGGTATGGCAAGTCAAAAGAAATCTATTTCAACGGCGGCGCTTTAAACCCTGCCGATGTTGTACAGATTTACAGCCCAACACAAGGCATGATTTTTATGAGTGAACAAACAATAAGCACGGCCCTAAAATTGTGTGACGCCCGCAACCGAAACGCAACGTCACTTATACCGGCAGGAATTTTGAAACAGACAGGCGGCGAACCGTTAAGCGCAACCGAATTGGCGGCCCTAGCCGAATCGTTTAACCAGGCACGGGGAACTAACCAAACGGCGGCACTAAACGAATTTTTGACGTACACAGAAACAAACGCTACGCCTGACAAAATGTTGCTGATTGACGCCGCCGAATATCAAAGTCGAGAGATTGCTAACTTGTGCAATATTCCCCCGTATCTATTGGGTTTATCAACAGGAAGTTACGCATATTCAACTAGCGCTAGCGCCAAGTCGGACCTTTGGACATTTGGGTTATCCATGTATGCGACAGCAATTACCGCAGCGTTATCACAACAGCTACCCAGGGGAACCTACGTTAAATGGGATACCGAAAAAATGTTAGAGATTCACGACATGCGTGATATGGAACCAATGCCACAACAAAACACACAAGAGGAATTAGCGACATGATTAAATTTACTTCCAGCACGTTCACAGTCGACGCCGCAGGGCCTGACGGTTTAGACCGCCGCACCATTACTGGTATTGCTGTCCCATACAACACGTTTGCTACCGTCAGCGACGGAACAAAGGTGCAATTTGCGCCAGGTAGTTTGCCCGTTGACGGCAAAGCACCGAGGCTTTATATGTACCACGATTCAACGCAGGCCGTCGGCCTTGTATCCGAAAGGGTAGATAGCCCCGAAGCCATGTATTTCACCGCCAAAATTAGCAACACCCGTGCTGGTGACGAAGCGTTAGTTTTAGCAGCTGACGGCGTCATTGACAGCGTGTCCGTTGGTGTCAACCCAACCGAATTTAAATACGACGACGCAGGCAACATGACCGTTATTGCCGCCACCTGGGTGGAACTTAGTCTTACCCCCACGCCTGCATTTGCGGGTGCTACCATAACGCAAGTAGCAGCGTCCGAACCTGACAACGAACCTGAAACCGAAGCAGAACCTGAAACCGAAAAGGAAACCCCCATGGAACTTGAAGCCGAAGTCATCGTGCCAACCGCCCCAATTTTTGCACAAGCGAAGCGTGAACCACGCCTACCAAACGCCGCAGAATTCGTTGTGGCAATGCACAAGGGCGGCATTGAAGCCGCTAACGCCAACAAAGTTTGGGCTGACTATCGGGCCTACCACAAGTCCGATTTGGAATTTGCTAACACCGACACCGGCAACGTGCCAGGATTGGTCCCCGTTCCTATTCTCGGTCCCGTGTTTGCAGACATCAACTATATCGCACCGCTGTTGTCAGCTGTCGGTACAAGGGCCATGCCAAACAACGGCACAGGTTCAACGTTCGTAAGACCAACGTGGACTACCCACCCCACCGTCGCAGCGCAAGCAAACGAATTTGACTCTGTGTCCTCAACAACTTCCGTGATTGCTTCCAACGTGGTCACAAAGTCAACTTTTGCTGGCAGCGCCAGTTTGTCCTACCAAACAATTTCGTTTACTGACCCCGCAGCAATGGCAATCATTATGCAAGACCTCGCAGGGCAATATCTCACCGCCATTGACAACTTTGCGTGCGACAACCTTTTGGCAGCTGCAACTTCCGCTGGCGTCTGGGACCTTTCGGTTACTGACCTTATGAAGTCAATCTATGACGCTGCCGTTGTTACTTCAGCCGCAACAAACTTCCTGCCAACGCATATTGCGGTTGACCCTGCAACGTGGGGCAAGATGGGCCAGCTGGTTGACGGTTCAAACCGTCCAGTATTCCCAGCAATCGGCGCACCTGGCCTTAGCGGTCAAAACAGCATGGGCGCAGGTACTGCTGCAAGTTGGTCCGGTAGCAACCCACTTGGTTTGCAAATTATCGTTGACAACAAATTTGCCGCCAAAACAATGGTAATTTTCAACAGCAACGCCTTTGAAATTTATCGCCAAGACCAGGGGCTGCTATCCGTGGAAAACCCAAGCACGATTTCACGCCTAATGTCCGTGTTTGGTTACGCTGCGACTTTCGCCGCCAACGACAACATGATTCAGAAAATCACCCAGGCATAGTCGAAAGGCGGTTAGCCGCCCATGGCTGTATACCAAGTCACTTTTACACAGCGGACAGACAATTACGCTGTAGTTCAAACATTGACGGAACCCGATTTAGATTTAGGGCTTTCGTTTACCCTGGCAGATTGCGGCGCAACCTTTAACGGTTCACACACCGTTTACGCTTTGCCCGCATATTTGTTTCTTGGCGTTAACAGCATGGGTGACCCTGTTTACGACTTAAGCGTGCCGATACCTAACCAGGTGTTGTTTTACAATGCAGACGACGATTCCGAACGCACAGCGTTAATACCGCCAGGGACATTGACCTACACGGAAACTTGCACTTGGATTGACGGCCCCGATTTAGAGTTATGGCTTGGAATCGCTTTGGCTGGCGTAGACGAATCAGCGTTTTTGACGCAATGCGCTTCAAGCGCCAACAACTTTATTTTTAGGCGACGTCAAGAAGCGGGCTACACGGATTCTTTGACTACTTCACCTGGCGCTGATGTCACTTTGGCAACGACGATGATGGGCGGCAGCTTGTACCGTCAGCGTGGCGCCATTGACCAATTCGCTAGTTTCTCAGACATGGGTACAGCAATGGCGACGGGCCTTAGCCCGCTGATTAAACAGCTTGCCGGTATCCCTCGACCAGCGGTTGCCTAATGACTGTCTATACGGACCTGTTTAACGAAGCGATTGACGACCTTGCAGACACCCTTGCAACGGTGACAGGTCTAAGGGTTGTCTTTAACCCTGAACAAATAAACCCGCCTTGCGTATTTCTAGACGCACCCGATTTTGAGGCCCTGTCTAACACCATCGTTAAAATGAGTTTTAGCGTAAAGGTGCTGACATTAGGGCCAGGCAATTTGGACGGCTTACGCAACGTTTTAAGCATGTGTGCGGCCCTGCTGGCAAGCAATGTGGCTGTGAAGTCGGGACGCCCTGGCTATGTAACCGTTGGCGGGCAAACTTTCGCGTCGTATGATTTAACCGTAGACCTACAAGCACAAGGGGCATGACATGGCACACAAAATATTAAGCACACGAATTGGGGTTATCGGCGACGAGTTTACGCCACCCGAATTCACGAACATTGAAGCGCTAGTTGAATACGGTTTCATTACTGGGGACACAGGCGTCAAGAAATCTGCTAAAACTACTAACGACGAACCAAAGGAATAAACACCATGGCAACCAGCACCTATCTTTCAAACCCAGCGTTGACGATTAACGCTGTGAACCTTTCCGACCAATGCACTTCCGCCACCATCACGGCAGTTACCCAGGCACAAACGTCATCGGCTTTCGGAAGCACAGACAGTTTTTTCGTGGCTGGAACGACCATGAATACCTTTGAAGTGGAACTTTATATGTCGTATGCGGCTACGGAAACGTACGCAACTCTGGCGGCCCTTGTCGGGACCCAAACGACTGTCACGATTTCGCCTACCGCAGCTGGCCTAGCAACCCCATCGGCTACGGCACCAAAGTTCACTTTAAGTAATTGTTACTTGGAATCCCTACCTTTGATTGACGCCACGTTTTCGGAGTTAAGTAAAATTTCGCTATCGTTCCAGGGTGGGACGCTTACTACCGCTGTCTCATAATTTCAACTACTACACAAAGGACCCGACATGAAACTTACGCTGAGGGTAGACCAGGGCGACGGCCCAATCGAAGTAACGACAAACCTTTTCACCATTGTCGCATGGGAACGCCGATTCAAAACTAAAGCGTCCAATATCGCTAACGGTATCGGTATGGAAGATTTAGCGTTTATGGCCCATACGGCATTGCAGCAAATCAACGTGGTTGTTCCCGTGGTCCTCGACGATTTCATAAAAAAAATTACGCTGCTTGAAGTGGTAGGCAATGAAGCGGAAAACCCTACCGACGGGGACATTACCGATTCGCTTTAGCGCAACTGTTGGCAACGACAGGGTATTGGCCCCACCATATAGAGTTTGATACCAACGACCTTGCAACCGTGATGAAGGTATTAAACGAAAGAAAATAGCCATGTCAACAGTCAATACAACCATTCAGGTTCACGGCGTAAAGGAAGCATTGGCATATTTGAACAGCGTTGATAAGACTTACCGTCGTTCAATTACGCAACGGTACGCAACGATTGTTGAACCCGTTGTGAAAGACGCACAACAGCATTTGCCTACGGCAGCGCCTATGTCGGGTTGGAAGCGTGCCTACAGCGTTGGCGGTCAAGCCAAAGCGTTAGCCAAAGGGCAAGTTGGTAGGTCCAAGGGTCAATCTGAAGCGCACAGTTTCGCACAATCTGAAGCAACAGCGTTGCTACCGTGGGACGGCGCCAAAAACGCCAAGTTGATTAAACCTTTTATTAGCGGAAAGAAATCTAAAGCCAACACGTTTGGTTTGAAGTGGACTAGCAAAACTGCCGCATTGTTTGACTTGTCGGGCCGTGCTAAAACACGCCAGGGCGAACAAATGATAACTGTATTAGGTAGCCGTTTTGGTGCGCCTAGCCGTGTTATGTGGGCGTCGTATGATAGGGCCTCACCGGAACTTCAAAAAAATATGCGTGACCTGATTGAAGAAATTATGAATACTGTAAACATGAAAATGAAAGTCCGACACGAAAATTTGCGAGGCAAATAATGGCTATAACAATTCCGATAGTCACGCAACTAAACGACGCAGGTATCAAAAAAGCGATACGGGAATTCAAGGCGTTAGAAACAAACAGCGAAAAAGCCCAATTTGCTATAAAGAAAGCCGCTGTCCCTGCCGCCGCCGCTTTAGGTGCTGTCGTCGCCGTCATTGGTGCTTCAGTCAAAGCAGCTGTCGAGGACGAAGCCGCACAAGCCAACCTTGCCAGGCAGATTAAAGCCAGTACCGGCGCAACGGACGCACAAGTTGCAAGCGTAGAAAAATATATTTCCAGCCTGGGGCAATCCGTCGCCGTGTCTG